GGCCCCGTTTTTTGGCAATTTTGTATGTCAGCCGGTCATTTTTTTGCGTGTCCGCGTTTGGTGCTGCTCACCATGGGAGACGGACGAACCACCTCGAAATATTTCGTAATGTCTACTTCAGTGCATCACGCGACCCGGTGTGCGCTGGCGGCATGTGGTGACACGTTCCAGCTGCTTGAATGGCAAATTAGGCCCTGGCCCCTTGAATGCGGTGACCTTGGTAAGGGCGAATTTTTAGCGTCTTGCTATTCATCATGAATGGCGTTTTCGAGGCCCTTTAGGGCCGAGAAATAACGCTCCACGCGGTCTTTGAATCGCGTTTCAGCGCCGATCAGCTCCAATGCGGATAGCTCGCGGACCTGCGGGGCTCCGGTACGACGTGCCACCACGATTAACGCTCCAGCTGCTTGAATGCCGGTCATTTCACGTAGCCCCAGCGAGTATGCACCGCATTGGTCTATGTAGTTTTGTAACATGTCCTCGTTTCTTTCGCGGACGCTGGTTTTCCAATCCACGACATAAAGTCCTTTACGGTCTTTTACCTCCAGCAGGGCGTCTGCCGTTCCAGCAAATCCAAGAGGATGCCGGACGCTGAACTCAATTGCATGGATAGCGGCCAGATTGGATTCGATCCACCCTCGTAGGCCGCGGGCATAGCCTGATGCGCTCCAGGCAACCCTGGGGGCGCTTTGAATGGCCTTATCCAGCGCCCAGCTGGTGATGGCTGGTGGGCAACGTTCCAGGCCCTCCTTGTTGGATTTTAGGCTTTTTCGTTTGGTGGCGGTTTGAATGGCAAGTTTTCTGGTGACTCGTAATAGACGTTCCGCGTGATCATGGGCAAGCGTTCCACGCTTTGCAGCCATGTCTCGGTCTTCTGTAGCAGTCGGTCTAGTGAGCCACCGTTCCAGGGCTTGTTGTTGCCATTCGGGTGCCGTTTCTTTGAGTATGTGCGTAACACTGTGAAAAACGCTGCCAGCGTCATCCCGATACACGCGGAAAGGGCCAGAATCATCACGTACCAGGGTATTTCTACCTAGATTATTCAGCTTTTCCTGTGTTTGGCTAACCATGCGTTTATAAGCTGATTTTCCTTCGGGACTATTAAGTGATATGAACTAACCCAGCCAACCTTATCGCCGACCGTGATACGTACCATCGAGTCGGGTTCCGTGTCAATTTGTGTTTCCGGCACCTTGCTTGAGTCCGGTGTACAAACTGTGGTATGGGTGTTTGGGGTCGTCTCGGCCATCGTCCATATACATACGTTCCAGCCTATTCTGCCGTTCTTGTTGTTCTTGTACTGCTTCCCTAGTGGTCATAAAATACTCTTTCCCATATCTACTATAGCTACTAAAAAACCCCGTGCCATAGGAACACGGGGCATTGTTAACTGCTAGGCAGCTTCCTTGAATGGATTACCACCAGCAATCAGCCTGGTGATGTCAAAGCCAGCCTTTAATGCTGCGTCCCATGCCTTATCCAGCACCGCTTGGCTGGACTTACGGGGTACAGGCCGCAACGTGTATTCCGTATTCAGTCCTGAACCTTCCTTACTCAATACAAAATCCCATTCCATCAAGTTTTCGTAGTCTTCCATTTGAGAAAGGCTGTCAAATTCCTTGATGATGCTCTTCTGAGTAATGCTCAAGACCTGAATGGTTCTTGACTCGTGGCTGTAGCAGGGCACAGCAATCGCAAACTTAACTGCCTCCGGTCCAGTACCTTCACGGTTCATCCGGCGTGAATAACCTGGCCCCATTTCCTGTTCAACATCAGCAGGTGATGGATCGTCAAGAAAACGGAATGGCCTCACAGTGCCGTCTGAAGCTTCGCCCCAGCACTCATAAAATTCCAGTGGCTCTTCGGCTAGCAGTGCAAAACGCACTGAGCTGCCCGCCTGGATTTTGCTGGGGTTTAGATAGCCGCCGCCTGCGCCGCCTGCAACGGCCTCTTTGTTCTTTAGAAATCCCATTTAATGGCTTTAGCTGTGGGCTAGAACTGCCCGGTGCTTGGCCAATATAGCACATTGATGAGGGTGGACAGCCCCGCTACAATGAAAAGCGTCCCAGAGTTGGTCAGACTCTAGGGCGCATACCCGTGCATCCCTGTAGGAGTTTAGCAAATGAATCTGCTGTCGTTTGTTCGGTCTTTGCCGAACCAGTGGGCAACAGCGCCTATTTACAAAAAAGGCGTTCCATTGCCAAAAGGCGGTGAAGCCTGTGGCAAAAATCCGCTTGGTAGGGCGCACCACGACAAGATGTCGCCCGAAGCCACAGCGATGGTCATTGAACGTGAACCTGAAAAGTTCCAGGCGGTTGGTGTCTTCACCGGACCACGCTCTGAAGGGCTGGTCATCCTTGATGTTGATGCCAACCTTGGCGCAGTTGAGGCCAAGTGGGGCAAAAACCTTGCCCAAGCTCCGCGCATTACGTCGCCCAAGAAAGCGGCTGCAAAGTTTCTGTTCACTGTTCCGCAGGAACTTTGGACTGAGGTCTCGGACATCAGCCTTGCTGCTAGTGGTGAAGGCTGGGAAGTTCTGTGGGGCCGTCAAGGGCTCCTAAACGGTGCTTACCCCGCTGGTGGTACTTACACGCTTGAAGGTGACCTAAACGCCGTTCCAGAGGCTCCTGGATGGCTTGTAGAGCGCATGAAGCAGTCGCTCCAGGCTAAGAACGACAAAAAGTTCACTAAATCAGTCCGTGATGGCCGCTGGTCAATGCGTTCCACCGAAGAACGGATCGTCATTGCTCAGTCCTGTCTGTCTGTTATCCAGCCACAAGGCCGGGGCTCTGAACAGCTTTGGTGGCAGATCGGTGCCATGCTTCAGTCCGACCTGCCTGATGATGCAGGTCTCAACCTGTGGCGTGAATGGTCGCTCCAGGATTCTGAATACGAGGATGACTGGGCTGATGGCAAAGACCCCTGCCAAAGCCGCTGGGAAAATGGCTTCAACGCCCAGGGTGGTCTGGGCTTTGGAAGCCTTATCCGGCTGGCCGATCATTACGACCCAGAACGGCAACGCTTTACCCGTGATGGCTGCGGCTCAGTTGTTGATGAAGTCGAGGCCAAGCCTGTTTTCTATCAGCGTGTTTCGCTGTCCTTTGAGGAAGTAATTGAAAAAGCGAGGTCATATCTGGAGCTGGATAACCCCGCTGAAATGAACTTCAAGCTGAATAGTTTGGCCCTTGATGCTGGTTACCGGGACCAATTTGCACTCGAAAAGCTGATCGTTGATCAGATTCAGTTTGAAGGCGCTAAGGGGTTAATGGATGTGGCTTCGCTCAAAGACTTAGAGGGTCAGCGTGAATACCTGATTCCTGATGTGCTTCCACATCCTTCGGTTGCCCTGATCTATGGCGCTGGTGGTGATGGCAAATCCATGTTTGCCTGGACCCTGGCAAAGCACATCGCTACTGGAGCACCCTTTGTGGTCCGTGGGAAACACGTTCCAGTTCAGCAAGGCCCTGTGCTGCTGCTGAATGGTGACCAGCCGCTCCTCCAGCTCAAAGAACAGCTGGAAGAAGTTGATTACCCGTTGGATGAAAGGACCAAGCTGCTCACGGACTGGTCGCTCCAGCGTTACGCCCAGTTTATCAAGCTGATGGAAAAGGTCCGGCCAAAGCTTGTTGTAATTGACTCGCTAATTGGTTGCTCTGGTGGTAGGGCATTTGATGAAAACAAGTCTGACTTTGCAACTCCCTTGTATTGGCTGACCAGGAATAACGGGGTGCTGTTTCCAGCAACAACCATCCTGATCATTCACCACGCCAACAAGCAGGGCGGTTTCCGTGGCACCTCTGCCATTCGGGATGCTGTGGACAGCACACTTTCACTCCGTAAGCCCAGCAAAGAGGACGTGGAGAAAGGTTCCGTTCCAGGGCACAGCCGAATTATTACCATTGAAAAATCGCGGTTCGGTCGTTCTGGTACGGCGCTCATCATGCGCCAGGAGGACGACCTGAGCTTCTCTGTGGCTGATTTCACCCCAGAGGTTGATGACAGCAATACATCGCCTTCCAGTGTCACTGACAAGGTGCTCCAGAGGCTTCGTATTGGTCATCCCCGCGCCTTTTCCAATACAGACCTCAATTCCGATCCAGTGGTGGGCGGAAAAACGGCTGCTATCCAGAAGTCGCTCCAACGGTTGGTAAAGCGCGGCCTTATTTCTGAGATTCCAGGTGTTGGTAGGTACGGGAAAAAGACGTACCAGGCTGTACTCGCGTGTGGAGAGGTTGCGTATGTGTGTCCACCCAAGAAGAACCCTTCCACTGGAACGGATCTCAGGGTGGACAGCACCCCAGAAAAAGAAGAAGTGTCCAGCCTAGAACTAGGTGCAGATGCCGAGCCTGGACACATTGCACCTGATGTAGGGGGGTGTCCAGCCTCAGAACCAAGTGATGGTGCGGGTTCTGCCCAGACTGGACGCTCAGGGCAATATCCCCGCGCGAGGCAGATGGACCGTACCAAGGAGGAATCAGACGCTCTGATGAATGCAGCCTGGGACAAGTGGTCTGACTGACCTAGGTTTGTCTGTGTAGTATGTGATGGCCTTACAAGCCTTCACATGCTGTTGCACGAAACCGAACTCAACTTTAAGCTGAATAGATACGCAGACAGTTTGCCCGTTGAAGTTTGTGTAACTTTTGCAGCTGCTGATAGCAATAAACGGCCATATATTGAAGGTATAATTGTTAATCCTTCGGCCCAAATATATGACCGTTTAAATAACCCCGCTACCAGTATGCGGTGTTACTGTCATAGTGATATGCCTAAGCAGCAACAACAGGAAACTATTGACAGTATTGAGCCTGGCACTACGATTAAGGTGCTTGCCCAGCAACCGTCTACAAAATATGATGGCAAAGCTTTTGGTACACTTATAAGCTCCTTAAATGCGTTTACACACAAAAAGACGCAAGCAGTTACAAACGTACCAGTGTATAAACAAACCTTCACTGTGAGCAACATGCCCACGGACTTGGTGGAGCGTATGGACGCAAAGTTGGACGATATAGATGTAAAAAGAACATATTTCCTCAAAAAACTTATCAATAAATTCTTAGCTGGTGACTTTGACGAGGACTTCGTGTAAGGTTATAGAGGTCCACCACTCTACTACTTAAGATCATGGCTAAATTTGATGTACCCGAAAAAGTGCTCAAAGCTTCTGAAAACATCGTGCTTCGGGATTTACTGGAGTCGCCAGCCTTCTGTTATTGGGCAGTTAGCTGCTTGTGCAACGCTACGCAGAGTGCGCGGCATGAATGCGACGAACCAACCGAAGATGACGTTTTCTTGCAGTTCAAGGTTTCAAAAATACTTAACTGCATTCCTACTGAAACAAAGCGTGCGTGCTTTAGAGCGACTGGTGAACAGGTAAGAAAAAACAGGGAAGCCCGCGTTGGAACGGCGCAACGGTTTTCAATGCAACACCGGGTCGTCGGGTAACCAGCCCTTTTTGATTAGACCTTCTACTACCTCTTGTTGCGTTAAGTAAAGGCGAAAGAACTTGCAGGCCAGCTCCTGCAGTTCTTTCGTGTCTTCGCAGCTGGAAATCTTACGGACATATCGTTCGTAGACAAATTCGCGATTCGGGTCCATGGAAGTGTTGTGAATTACTACATCATGCCTGCGCCGTGCTTTGCCAGCAACTTTTGCAATGTGCTACTATAAGCAAGTCGTTTGGAGCCCCACCATGGCCCACGCTCAACTAATCAGCTACAGCTACACCAAAGGATCAGATCTTCTACATGTCCAAGCCACTGTTGATGATGCTGTTCAGGTCTTACCTGCAACTCACTTAGATCCACCTGAGTTTGACTCTGCACATTGTCAAGCGGTCATCCTTTGGGACGAACCACTAGACCATACAAACGCACCAAGCCGCGAACAGGTGGAACGCATGTTGCCCTGGATTACCGACTGGTGCGTCATTCCCCCGATTGAATTTGATGACTGATCCTGTCAACGCTCCAGCGCACTACCAAAGCGCCAACGGCGTGGAGTGTATTGAAGCAATCAAGGCCGCGATGACAACCGAAGAATTTTTTGGTTATCTGCGCGGCAACTGTATCAAATACATCTGGAGATTTCGCCAAAAAGACAGCGCTAATCCTAGTGAAGACCTTCGCAAAGCCAGATGGTACTTATGCCGCCTGATTTTGGAATTTGAAACCAGTCCTTATGACGATCCCCTCGCATGAATTGCCCAGACTGCAACAGGTCACCACAAAAAGGTGACCGCTGGGTCACTCAAACTAAGCCTCGCTTTGAAAGCAGTATTGTGCGGAGCCGTAAATGCCCGGCCTGTGGTTACAAATGGTTTACAGCTGAAGTCCCTATTGTTTGCGACCTTGACTCCACTGATAGAGTTGCAGACCTAGAGGTGATTATCAAAAACCTCTTACAAACCTCTTACGAAACTTTTTCGCTTTAATTATGTCTACACACCCATTTGACACCAGCAATTTTGCAGGCGTAAAACTCAAGAACGTTCCAAACTACTTAGAAAGTGAAGCGGCAGATTACAATCTTCGGGTTGCCGCTTGGTTCGATAACTACGCTGTGAACGCTGCTCAGTTTGATGCTGCTATGGCCGATCAAGACAGGCTCTGGAAAATGCGTACCGCAGAAGGCTGGGAAGCTGACGAAGGCGGTTGGTACACACCCACTGGCATCAGTGAGCACGACTGGGAACACGACTACGGAAACCCTTTTCCTGAAGAACCTGTCTGGGAAAACTACAAGGCTCTTAAGCGTTGCACCGCTGGCTGGCGCATAGACGACACCGGCTGGTATAGTCCCGAAGGCCAACATGAGTCCGAATGGACAGGCCCACTTCCTGAATACACACTTCTTTGAAGACCACCCATGTCTGATTACAATTTGTTTTTCGGTGTCGAGCACCTGCACAGAATCTCGACATCGATTTCTATCGCCTTCGATACGGAAACGCTCCAGCTACAGCCTGAAATAGGCAAACTTCGCTTGATCCAGCTGGGCTGCGAAGTCAGTAAAACCATCGTCATCATTGACTGTTTTGAGTTAGATGCAGACGGCTGGGAAAAACTCCGCCTGTTCTTCACTAATGGCGACCGGTACTGGTTAGCCCATAACGCAGTTTTTGATCTTGGTTGGCTGCAGGAACATGGCATCTACATACGTGGCCGGATTGGCTGCACCATGCTTGCCAGTAAGCTTCACCACAATGGAACGCCTAACCTCAGGCACGGACTGGCACATGTTGCTAAACGTGTCCTAAAAATTGAACTTGACAAGGAACAGCAGCGGTCTGATTGGAGCGTTCCAGTCTTAAGTCGAGACCAGTTGGTCTACGCCGCTAAAGATGTCGAGGTGTTACTGCAGCTGGACTACCCACTTACGGCAGCACTACAAAATGCGAGGCTTTCTGAAGCTTACACATTAGAGTGCAGAGCACTTCCCGCTATGGCCCAGATGTGGCGTACGGGGCTTCCTTGGAACCGTTCCAGCCTTGAGCAGCTTTGTAATGATTACCAACACGATATTGATGCGCTCGGTAGAGACTTTTTACGGGAACTTGATAACGCGCTTCCGGCGGAACATAAGCTCCCAAGAGAAGCAGCAAATACTCAAAGACTTTCAAAGCTTCGAGACCTTGTCACTCAAATGGGGCACGAAGACTCAGACTACGAAAAGTGGTATGCGGAAATTGAACGGATTGAAACGGCGCCGGAAACCTTCAACCTCAGGCCAAAAGCTACGGGTGATGCTCGCCGTGGGACCAAGCTAGAGGCAGGCTTCAACTTAAATAGTCCCAAGCAATTGTTAGAAAAGTTCACAGCACTTCTAGGGGCATTGCCAAAGGACAATAAAACGGGCAAGCCTAGTGCTAGCAGGGCAGCACTTCAGGATTACGCTGCAGATCACCATGTCATACAGACCTATTTGGCGTGGAAGAAAAGTGAAAAGCGCCGTCAAATGGCTGAAGGAATCCTTGAAAAGATGGACCCAGATGGCTTTGTGCGTGCCAGCTACCTCCAGCTTGGATCGGAAACAGGCCGTATGTCCTGCATTAAGCCGAACAATCAGCAGATTCCCCGTGATACAGAGTTTCGGCAATGTGTTGAGGCTCCTGATGGTTGGCTACTTGTGGATGCGGATTTTGGTCAGATGGAACTTCGACTCGCTGCAGCAGTGGCGCAGGATGAAAAAATGACTAAGGCGTTCCAGGCTGGTGAAGACCTTCATACGGTTACCGCGGAGGCAATTGGCTGTACTCGCCAGATTGCGAAAAGCGCCAATTTTGGTTTGCTGTACGGGTCAGGTGCTAAGGGTTTGCGTAATTACGCGGCTAGTTCTGGTGTCACCATGACAGTTGAGGCCGCTGCAACAATTCGTAACCAGTGGCTGGACACTTATGCAGGTGTGAAGCGGTGGCAAAATCAGAATGCCGCAGACGCATCAAAGACAGCAAGTAATCGGTGGGCCGAAATTCGCATTCCAGGCTCTGACATGCGGCGCTTTCTGCCAGGTAACATGAACCGCCTTACGGTACGGTGCAACACCCCAATTCAAGGGGCTGGTGCGGCTATCCTTAAATGCGCTCTAGGCAACCTTTGGCCAAAGGTTCTAGAAGCTGGTGAAAAGGAAGTAAAAATTGCAGCTTGTATCCACGATGAAATTCTCTTATTAGTTCGTGAAGATAAGGCACAGCATTGGGCGCTCCAGCTAAAACAAGTAATGGAGAGCGCCGAAGCTAAGTGGTTGGGAGATATTCCGCCTCTAGCTGAACCTTCTGTAGGAAAGCGTTGGTCTGAAATTCACTAGGAAGTAACGCACCATGGTCAGCATCTATCGCACGCTTAACGGATGGTCCTTCCGTACCCTTGCGGAAACGGGTTCTTACCGTAGTCTTGCGGAAGTGATGGATGCTGCCTATGCCACCGGAAACAGGGCGGCAGATAGTTATGAAGTTCTTGCAGTACGAAGTAGCGCGTGCCAGCACTGCAGATTTGCTCCGCGCAGCCAATTTTCTTGAAGGCGCTAGGGAAGTAAGGCGGGGCTGCCGTAAGCAGCGCACAAAAGCTCGTAAGGATCAACAGACCGGCTGGCGTAAGCATGTTGATGATGCGCTTCTTTGGTAGCACAATGCTAGACTAAAATATACAGGGCTACTACTTGATGGCGATTCGGCACGGAAATAAAACATATATGCAAATACTTCTTGATCCCCATAGGGCAAGATTGTTGTTTGACCTAGCCGAAAAAGTCGGCGTGCGCCCCACTGCCTGGATTCGTACCGCGGTCTACAAAGCTTTGGAACGGGAATACCCTGCTGCGGTTTACAACGAGGCAGTTGCTATGGATGAAGCTGCTTGGCGGGCTTCTGTGCGTAAGCGTGTTGAAGGCCGTATTAAGTCACGTAAAGCTCCTGAAGATTCCGAGTAAAAGGCTTTGTATTGTGCTACTCTTCGCTAGTCCAACACTTACCAGCTAATGACTCGCTACGCACTTAAAACAATGCACGCAGGCCATGCCTTTTACCTTGCGGCTTACTATGAAAAACTTCCTGCAAACAATGGTATTTATTTGACGCTTATAGCAGAAGACGCCTGCTCCTATGTGACTATTGAAAAAGCTTGCCAGGTGGCACGTAGCCTCGAAGACAGCATGGGTTGCGTACCAAGCATTGTGGAGGTTTCTTACTGATGGACGGCTTTAGTGAGTACCTGAAGGACATTGTTCGGTATCCGCTCTTAAGCAAAGAGCAGGAAATACTGCTGGCGCGGCAGGTACAAGTTTGGGTTACATCTGAAAATCCCACTGAAAGAGAAATTAAGACAGGTAAGCGGGCTTATCAAAAGCTCATCAACTGCAACCTAAGGCTTGTGGTTTCTATTGCAAAACGTTACACATTACGTTCTAGGCGGACAGAAATGTTTGACATTGTGCAGGAAGGAAACATCGGACTTGCTCACGGCATTAAGAAGTTTGACCCAGAGCGCGGTTACGCCTTGTCCACGTATGTCTATTGGTGGATTAGGCAGTCCATTAGCCGTTATTTGAGCTACCACGACCGGATGATTCGCATTCCGTCCCATGCCGGAGAAATACTGGCAAAGTTGCGTCAGTGGGCGCCTCAGTTTGAGTTGGCGCATGGCAGGCCGCCTACCCTTGAGGAAAGCGCGGAATACTGTGCTACACCCCCTAAGCGATTGCGGGAGTACCTGGAACGTAGTGAGGACTGCCTTAGCTTGGACAAAGTTTCGCCTGGGCTGGACTCTGACCACACCCTGCTTGAACTTATTAGTGACGGCGAACACCCTATGGAAAAGCTTGACAACCTTTTTTGCAGTGACACTGTGGACAGATTATTGATGACCCTAGACGCCATAGACCGTACCATCGTGGAACGTATATTTGCTCTTAATGGCGGGGAGCCGCAGACCTACATAAAAGTTTCAAAAGACTTGGGTATGTCTAGAGAACGTGTAAGACAAAGGTTTCATAGAGCCTTAAGAAAACTTTATTTACTGGGAAAGCGCGGTACTTGCGGGCCTTTATAGTGGAGTGCCCTAATTGCGGTGCCTCAGGTAGTGGAGCCTTGAAAATGATCAGCACTCGTAATTCACACGAAGTGGCGAAGACACGGGTTAGAAAATGTACGGTCTGCTCTACGTTTTTGTACTCGATAGAGATTCCGGTGGACAAAGACCACGTCGATTGCGATAGACATTACCACGCTAAAAAAAGTGTGGTGCAACGCTTGATCTCTGCGCTTTATTCATGAGCAATGTTGACTTGGTCTGGGCAACCCCAGACGCTGAAAAGCTGATCGTGCGCATGGCACGTGTTAGTAACCCCAGCAATGAAGACAATTGGGAAACCGGACCAGGGCTGCTTAGGTATCTTGTAAAGCACAAGCATTGGTCACCTTTTGAAATGGCCAATATGTGTGTTCAAATTGATACCGAAAGAGACATCGCCGCTCAGATATTGCGGCATCGGTCATTTTCGTTTCAGGAGTTTTCGACTCGCTACAGCAAGACAAAACCTGCTGAGATACCCTACTTCAGACGGCAAGACACTAAAAATCGCCAGAACAGCATCAGTGACATACACCCAAAACATCAGGAGGATTACCAGGAAGGTGCTGGTCGCATCATTGCTGATGCCTTTTTGTTTTATGACACCCTATTGGAGCGCGGCGTTGCCAAGGAGACGGCTAGACGTATCTTGCCACTTTGCACTCCTACTACCCTTTACATGCAAGGTACATTAAGGTCTTGGGTGCATTTCATACTGTTGCGGACTGATAACGACACACAGCTAGAACATCGGCAGATCGCTTTTCAGTGCGCAGCTGTGTTTAAAAAGTGCTTTCCAACGGTGTGTGAGGCCGTTTTTCCTACACTGAACCTATGAAAGTCATCTTCTTGAACTGGTTCGAGCGCATCGCTCTGCACGTACTGGTGCGTAGCCCGCGCATTGGTATGCTCGCCGTTAAAGAAATGGATGGTCCGTTGCTTTTTATTGCTAACGATCCTTTTGATGGAATGCCCATCGGCGATAGTAATCCAGTTGTAAACCAGTTAGAACACATATACCGCAACTCGTCTAACGGACCAGGGCATGGTCAAGATACGGGTGTTACATGAACAGTGGTTTATAGTTTGCACGCCTGGGGGTGGCTTGTGCGTCGAAACGACTAACGAACAAAAAGCACGTACCATTGCAGACGTTCTTCACTGTTCCGTCCATTCGGAAATGCGGGCTTCGCGGGCTCCGTTCCAGTAGTCACGCCCCCTGTACCATTCTTTCCAGTCATTACCTGATTTGTGGGCATTGCACGAAAAACAGCACGCCAATAAGTTTCGCTGCTCTGTTTGACCGCCTTTACATTTTGGGACTACATGGTCTAGCGTTGCGTTCTTACCTAGCGGCTCTGCGCAG